CATCTCTTAAAAATTTTTGAGGGTAATAGTGACTTGTTCATAACTACCTCTTCAACTGGAGAGGTAGATGAACGAGGCAAGGTTCAAGTAAAAACAATCACGATCCACGAACCAGTTACTTCAAAATTATGGAAAGATCATTTAGAGGGTAAGCAAAGAATTGGTATAAAACCAGAAAAAGATGATAAATGCAGATGGGGTTGCATTGATGTAGATCCCCATAATTACAAAGATTACAATCAGAAAAAAATTGTTGATATAATAAAAGAATTTAAATTACCACTAATTCCAGCTAGATCTAAATCTGGTGGATTACATTTATTTTTGTTTTTAGATAATTGGTATCCAGTTAGAGATGTCATAAAAAAATTACATCAATGGAACAATGATTTCTTTCAGGCACAAGAAATTTTTCCAATGAATAAATGTTTAAATATGCCTTACTTTAAAATGAATGCCACCACTGAGTTTGCTTATAATGATAGTAATACACCAATGATGATTGGTAATTTTATAGATTATGTAAAAAAGAAAACTATCTCTCTGGATCAATTAAACAAAATAAAAGTAAAAGATTATGAACCAGAAAGTGATTGGAAACAATATCCACCATGCTGCCAAAAAATGATATCGGAAAAATGGTCTGGCAACCATAGAAATGATTTATTATTTAACATTGGTGTTTTAGAAATGAAAAAGACTGATGGTAATTTATCTAAAAAAGAAATAACAAATATTTTATTAGAAAGAAATAAAGAAATTTTTACTACTCCATTAGATGAACGTGAGGTAATAAACACAGTGGCTAATTCAGTAAGTAAAAAAAATTACAATCTTAGATGCAACACACCTTTATGTGATAAAGAAAAATGTAAATTTAGAAAGCTTGGTATTGGTAGCCAAGTGCCAGATTTAATAGATGATTTTGATGAAATAACTTTTATTAGAACTCCTACTACTATTGAATTTACATTTAATTTTCAGGGTGAAAAAATTGTAGTGAATCCAGAGGACATGAAAGATGAGAAATCTTTTCGAGTTAAATTATTAAAATATGGTATATTTTGGATGACCCTTCCTAAGCCTAGATCGGGTCCTTCTCCATTTGAAATGTTAATGTCTACTATTGTTAAGAAAGCTGTAGAGAATGAACAAATGAAGTTTGAAGATAATATAGGTGAACAAAGATATAGTTTTCTTAAAAAATTTTTTGAAAATCATATTGAGGAGGACGACTTTAAAAAATTAAAAGATAATTATGTGGTGTTAGACTCTGAAACAAATATCTGTTATTTTAAAAGAATAACATTTGAAAATTTTTTAGGTAAAAATAAAGTGTTTAGATCAGCTAATGAAGCATTTAATCTCTTAGGATGTGAACGATTAGATTATCATCCAGGCAGTGGTGAGAAAAATGTATGGTATGTTACGATGCCAAAATTTGTAGACTATAAACCAGCTGCACCTGAGCCAACTAAAAAGAAAAACGAACCATCGGAAATGGATGATGAATTCCACACAGGAAAATTCAGAACTTAAAATTCTTAAAGATTTATATAGAAAAACTATAAAGATCTTTGGTCCACCTGGCACTGGCAAAACTTACACATTAATAGAAAGAGTTCTTAAAAATTATTTGAGAAGAGGGGTGCAGCCATCTGACATTGCATATTTATCTTTTACTAATAAAGCTGTGAACACAGCTGTAAAAAGAGCTATGGATTCTTTTCCTAATTATTCATCAGAAGATTTTCTTAGATTTAAAACATTGCATACTTATTGTCGAAGATATTTTCAAGAAGAAGTATTTGATCCTAAGCATTGCGCAATAGATTTTGCTTTGCAGACTAAAATTATAAAAACCTCTGACAAAAGATTAGCAGATGATACATTTACATTTAAAGATTGGTCACTTGGTATTTATAGTAAAGCAAGAAATTTGTTAATGGATCCCGAAGAAGTTTACAAAAGAGAGTCTTACAAGAGAGATTCACTTACAGTATTCAACAGAAAAATATCTACTTATGAACATTATAAACAAGGAGGGGGTGAAAGATCTTTCATTGACTTTGATGACATGATTGAGAGAACTATTAAAGAGGTAGATTTTCCTCGACTTAAAGTTTTAATATTAGATGAAGCCCAAGATTGCACTCCTCTACAATGGTCTGTTATCTATAAAATGGCTATGAAATCAGAAAGAATTTATTTAGCAGGAGATGATGATCAAGGTATATATAAATGGAATGGTGCAGACCCAAAATATTTTACAAAATTTTTTCCAGGTCGAAAAGTTAAATTAAGAAAAACACAAAGATTTGGAGAAGCTATTTATAAATTTTCACAAGTTATCAGAAGAGGTATTAGAGATAGTGAGGAAAAGGAATATCTTCCAGGTAAGAGCACTGGTTATGTTAAAAGTTATTTATCATTTAAAGAAATTCCTTTCGAAAATTTAAAAGAAGATTGGTACATACTTGGTAGAATAACCGAAACAGTAAATGAACTTAGAATGTTAGCTAAAGATGCGGGATTATATTACAAAGATAATAGAGATAATAAATGCTTCGATGAAAAACAATGGGAGGCTATTAAAGCTTGGACTGCAATTACAAATAAAAAAAAGATAGATAAAAAGCAAGCTAGAAATATGTATAAATTTATTAGAGAACTTGCAGATCCTAATTTTAGATTAGATAAATTTTGGAGAGCTGAACCAGATTTTAAACAATATAATTTTACTGATCTAAAGGAATGGTGTGGTCTAGAATTAAAAGATGAGGATTCTAAAAAACCTTGGTATTGGATTTTAAGAAGAAATTTTAAACCAAGACAAGTTAGACATTTTATTAGATTACTTAGAAGATATGGTCAAAAAGAATTAGATAAGGATCCACTAATTACTATAGATACTATACATTCAGTTAAAGGTGGAGAAGCTAACCATGTTGTATTATATAGTAAAGGTAACTTTCCGTCTGACTACTCTCATAAATCTAAACAAGAAAAAAGTGATGAAAGAAGAGTTTGGTATACTGGTGCAACTAGAGCAAGAAAAACTTTACATTTGTTAAGAACTGATTATAAGTTTAACTACCCTATAGGTGCAGATTATTTAATTTATGTTCAAGAAAAAAATGACGAGTAAAGATATATTTGATGATGCATTTCCTCAAGATAAACAAATTGGGGGATCACATTATAAAAATTTTTATATTCAACCTTATGAATTTATTTCCAAAAATGAACTATCGTTCTTCCAAGGGAATGTTATTAAATACGTTTGTAGGTATCGTTTTAAAAATGGTATTGAAGATTTAGAAAAGATAAAACACTATTGCGATCTTGAAATAAAAAAAATGAAAGATAAAAAAGATTAATGCAAGTAATAAATAATTTCATAAGTGAAGTTGAAGTCTTTGAAAGTATAGCGAATGAAATTTTAAGTCCTAATTTTCCATGGTTCTTTAGTCCAACTACTGGGCATATGAACGACAATTCAGACTTTTTATTTTATCATTGGTTGTATGATGATGGTAAGCAAATTTCAGCACATTTTAATAATCTATTAATGCCGTTATTAGGTAGATTACGTATTAATTCGTTAATAAGATCTAAAGTAAATTTATATACAAAAAAATCAAAACACATAAAAACAGCTTTTCATACTGATCAATCTGACAAACATAATGTTGCTTTGTTTTCTATAAATACAAATAATGGATACACACTATTTAGAAATAAAAAAAAGGCACCCTCTATACAAAATACTATTTATTTATTTGATGGACAATTAGAACATTGTTCAGTTGCACAAACTGACAAACCTTATAGAATTAATATTAATATAAACTACAAATGACAGCTCAAAATGAAGTAAGACTCTCAATAATATTAAAGAATCATTATCAGTGGTGTCTTGATAATGGTCGAGATATATCATGGTACAAAATAAAGAACACAAATACATAAAAACAAATTTAAGTTTTCAATGTTCTAAAATAATGAAATATTTAAGAACACCCAAAGATATTTGGCAAAATTTAACTGAGGAATTTAATTTTACAATTGATTGCTGCGCATCACATAATAATCACTTGTTGCCTAGATATTATACTATTGAGGATGATTGTTTGACTAAAGATTGGTCTGGTGAAGTGGCTTATATACATCCTTTGTTTGATAGTAAAATACCAAAGTTTGTAGAGAAGGCCTATCATACAAAAAATTTTATTGGAGTTTTTTTATTACCTGCTGCTACACATACTAAATATTTTCATGATCATATTTATCATAATCCAAATTGTGAGATAAGATTTTTAAAAAAACCTGTACGAGGTTTTAGATTTGGACATGATGATGGCACTGAAGATGATCCTAAAAAGATTGGATATGTAAAACCTTTAATGATAGTAATATTTAGAAATAAATAAAATATGATTCGTTTAATATTTGTAATTGGTATTGTTATGATCCTATCTGGGTGCATAAAAGATTACGATCTAAATCCAGCTACTACCATTGTAAGGCATTTAATAACTAATGAGTAACGGATTACAATTAACACTGACTTTTAAAAAAACAATGTGGAACACTCCCAGTGAGTATAAAGATCTATCTGATGCTAAAGAAATTGCTATTGATCTTGAGACAAAAGACGATGGTATAAATGAAAAACTTGGTGCAGGGTGGGCTATCGGTAAAGGTAAGATTGTAGGGTTTGCTGTGGCTGTAGATGGTTGGCAAGGATATTTTCCATTTGGTCACCTTGGTGGTGGCAACATGATACCAGAACAAGTTAAGGCCTACATGAAACAAATTTGCAGTTTACCATGCACAAAAATTTTTCATAACGCACAATATGACGTGGGTTGGTTGGAAGCATCAGGTATCAAGGTTCACGGACCTATTGTTGATACGATGATAGCTGCAGCTTTAATTGATGAAAATAGATTTTCTTATTCGTTAAACTCTCTATCAGTAGATTACTTAGGAGAGATAAAAGCTGAAACAGAATTGAGAGAAGCTGCTGCTGCACATGGTATAGATCCTAAAGCAGAAATGTGGAAACTTCCTGCAGAACATGTTGGATATTATGCAGAACAAGATGCATCTCTAACTTTAAAATTATGGCAAAGATTTAAACAAGAAATCAAAACACAAAGTTTAACAACAATCTGGGAATTAGAGTCTAACTTGTTACCAGTGTTAATTAAAATGCGCCAAAGAGGTATACGAGTCCAAGTGGAAAAAGCTGAAGCATTACAAAAAGAAATGATACTCCAAGAGAAAGAAATACTACAGGCCATAAAAAAAGAATCAGGAATAGAAGTAGACATTTGGGCATCACGCCAGATTGCCAAAGCTTTTGACAAAATGAAACTAGATTATCCACGTACCGAAAAAACAAAAGAACCTTCCTTCACACAAAATTGGTTGAGTAATAATAAAAATAAAATAGCACAACTAATTGTACAAGCAAGAGAAGTTAACAAATTTCATGGAACTTTTTTATCCTCAATAATGAAATATCAAATTAAAGGAAGAATACATGGAGAGATACAACAATTGAGGTCAGACACTGGAGGCACTGTATCTGGTAGATTAAGTATGAGTAACCCTAATTTACAGCAGGTGCCAGCTAGAAATAAAGATTTTGGTCCTAAAATAAGAAGTTTATTTATACCGGAAGATGGTTATAAATGGGGCAGTTTCGATTATTCACAACAAGAACCAAGAATGACTGTTCATTATGCTGCATCAATTGGTAATGGATATGAAGGTTCAAATGAATTAGTAGAAGCTTACCAAAATTCTAGTGCAGATTTTCATCAAACAGTTGCTGACTTAGTAGGTATCGAAAGATCTCAAGCAAAAACAATAGGATTAGGTTTAATGTATGGTATGGGTAAAGGTAAATTAGCTTTGTCTTTAGGAGTAAGTAAAGATGAAGCAGATGAATTAATTATTAAATATAATAGAAAAGTGCCTTTTGTAAAAAAATTATCTGATCGATGTAAGTTTGCAGCAGATGAGAAAGGTGTAATTAGAACTAAAAAAGGAAGAAAATGTAGGTTTGATATGTGGGAGACAAAAGACTTTGGCCTTCATGTTGCAGAAAAATTTGATGATGCAGTGGCTAAATATGGTAAGGATAATATTAAAAGAGCATACACATACAAAGCTTTGAACAGATTAATACAAGGATCTTCTGCAGATCAAACTAAACAGGCCATGTTAGATTGTTATAATAAGGGTCATTTACCTATGTTACAAATACATGATGAACTTTGTTTTAATATCAAAGATGAAGATCACGCTAATGAAATAAAAAGTATCATGGAAAATGCAATAGAATTTAAAGTACCTTCTGTTGTTGAAAGTGGATTAGGAGAAAGTTGGGGAGATGCAAAATAAAAATTTACCACATGATAATCAAGATTTAATTGGATATGCAGCTGGCTTATTTGATGGTGAGGGTAATATAAATTATGCAAGATATAATTGTAAGAATCCAAATGGAAAAATTTATAAAAAATGGAATGTAGGTATGGAAATAGCAATGACTGATTTAGATTGTATTAAAAATTTTTATGATATTGTTAAGGTTGGTACTATTCATTTTAAAGGTAGAGCTAAAGGATCAATGAATAAAAAAGATCAATGGCGTTGGAGATGCTCACATAGAAATGCATACAAACTAGCAAAACTTTTTATTAATTATAGCACTAGTAAAAGAGAAAAACTTTTAAAAATTATAAATCATTATGAGTTTATTTTGCCGAGAAAAAGCCTAGGAGAAAAATTCAATTTTCTTAAAACAAGTAAAACTTAACCAGCTATTTGTAAGTTTTCTTGTACATCTTGATATTTGATCTCATTTCTTTTTGATCTAATATCTCTTTCTGTCTTAAGCATATCAACTGTGCAAATGCCATTTGTCATAAGACCAGTTGACCACTTGTTTTCTAGTTCTTGAAGTTCTTTCAACAACTT